AGAACATCCAGAAGTTTAACTATGACCTAATTAGGCCCCTAGGAGCCCCTATAAAGGGCTTTGGAGGCGTTGCATCAGGTCCTGCACCCCTTATGAAGTTGCACCATCAGATAGACCGTGTAATAGGCTCCAGGGCTGGAGAAACACTAGACTCTCGTGCTATCGTAGACCTTGTAAATCTAATCGGTACTTGCGTGGTATCAGGCAACGTAAGACGCTCAGCAACCCTTGCTTTAGGTAGTGCTGGAGATGATGTGTTTATGAATTTGAAAAACTCTGAATCATTTCCAGAGCGCAACTCCTTTGATCCAGAAAATCCAGGATGGGCATGGATGTCTAACAACTCTATCTCAGCAGAGGTTGGAACTAAGTACGAAGACTATGTAGATTTAATTACAGAAAACGGAGAGCCAGGCTTTATCTGGCTTGATGTTGCTCGTAGTTATGGCAGACTAAAGGATGCGCCAGACGGAAAGGACTATCGTGTGATGGGCTTTAACCCCTGTGCGGAGCAGCCATTGGAGTCATATGAATTATGTACACTTGTAGAAGTGCACTTGAATCGTCATGAATCCAAGGAGGACTTCCTGCGTACCCTGAAGTTTGCATACCTTTATGGTAAGACCGTAACACTTGTTCCAACACACTGGCAGCAAACAAACGGTATCATGCAGCGTAATCGTCGCATTGGTACATCTCTTACTGGTATTGCATCATTTGCAGATCAAAAAGGCTTGCCAGCAGTTCGTGAATGGATGGATGAAGGCTATACAACAATTCGTAAATATGATCATTCATATTCAGAATGGCTTTGTGTTCGTGAGTCAATTCGTGTAACAACAGTTAAGCCATCAGGATCAGTTTCAATTCTTTCTGGTGCAACTCCTGGAGTTCACTGGGGTCCTGGAGGAAACTTCTTCCTTCGTGCAGTTCGATTTGGTAACACAGATCCAATGATGCATTTGTTCAAAGCAGCAGGGTATACAATTGAAGATGACGTAGTGTCAGCAAACACATCAGTCGTATACTTTCCAATCAAGTCAGGTCATCCAAGATCTGAAAAGGATGTTACATTGTTTGAAAAGATTGCACTTGCTGCAACTGCTCAAAAGTACTGGTCTGACAATGGCGTTTCGGTAACGCTTTCATTTGACAAGGAAACAGAATCAAAACATGTTGTTCCAGCACTGCACATGTACGAGGGACAATTAAAGGCAGTCTCATTCCTTCCAATGGGAAATACTGTTTATCCACAGCAGCCATATACTCAGATTACTGAAGAGCAATATGAGTCATATATCGGTAAATTAAAGCACATTGATTTTAGTGCCATTTATGATGGTGTAGATAATCTTGAGGCTCAGGGTGAGTCATATTGCACTACAGACTACTGTGAAATTAAAATAAACAAGTAGCCTTCTGTGGTAAAATAGACTCATAATGTCTACTCCATCAAACCTATACGCAGAAAAGGTGTTCGCAGAACATCCTACTGGTCTTTGGGCTCTTGATGATAATGCAGACTATATTTCTTTAATTTCTGAGACACAAAGAAATCTTTCTAACTGGACGATTACTGGCGGTACTCATCAAAATTATCCACAGTCAATAGGCGAGCCATTTATCAATAGTTATGTAGGCAAAATAACAGCAACCCCAACCAATGATGAATCAGCATCTATCATTGCAATAAGCAATGAGATTATGGACTTGAGAGATCTAAATACATACCTAAAAACATTTTCTATTGGAGGATATTTTTATTCTGAAAGTTCTTATGTTTCAGGTTTTGAAATTGGATATCAATACGAAGACACAACTAGTGGAAACATAGTTAGGCATCTAAAAAATTATGACACTGCAATAAATAATAGTTGGGTTTTTATATCAGAAACATTTGATACACCTCCAGATGATTCAAAAATACAACTAGTCTTTAAAATTAACTTTATAGGAGGATCAGAAACAGAAGATGCGTTTTTAGTAAACGGAATAACCTTTGGACAATGGTCAGAAGAATTTTCCTCAACCTCTCTTGGAGTTATTCCTATAGATATTCCTTTAACAATTGCAATTGCTCCACAGAAAGGTCTTGTTGCAAAATGCTATGGATTACAAGAACTAAACGCATATTACCTGGCTTCTGAAAATATGCTTAAAGCAAAAAATTTAGGAATCCCAATGGTTTATGGAACATCTAGCCTAACAGCGTTATACGCAAACGGATCAAATCCATCCCTAATAATTCCTGGAGTAGGATTTTTAAATGAGTCTGGAAAATTTAAAGAGTACACCCTTGAAACTTGGCTAAGGGTAAACTCTTATACAAATGAAGTAAAAAGAATTATAGGGCCAATTGCTTCAAATGATGGAATATATGTTGACGGACCAGCAATAGGACTTAAAATTGATAATCAATATAAAGCATATTATGTTGGAGAGTGGACAAGACCAATGCTAGTTCACTTAAGAATTGGAAAAGACGTTGCATCTCTTGTTATTAATGGACAAGAAGTTATATCTTTAGATTATGACAGAGAAACAATTTCTTTGCCAGAAATGCTAAATGAAAATCAAAAAGATCAAGATTGGATAGGATTTTATGCATACGAAGACGTTTCTCCAATAGAAATTGATTGCGTTGGAATTTACCCATATGTGGTTGCAACCGCCATGGCAAAAAGAAGATTTGTTTTTGGTCAAGGGGTAGAAATACCAGAAAACATTAATACATCATATAGCGGAACTTCTGTATTTATTGACTATGCTTTTGCAGACTATACTGCCAACTATTCTTACCCAAAAGTTGGATCTTGGCAACAAGCCTTTAACGACAACACCTCAATTATAAATAAATCTTTATCTGTACCTTCTGGACCTCTTCCAGAAATATTTTTATCTTCAAAAACAGAAGAAGAGTTATTGTTAGATTGCAAATTGGCACAGTCATCTGATACAAAAAACTTTTTTTCTTTTAGACCCAACACTAACTGGTCGTCTGTTTCTGGGTATCTGTTTTTTAAAAACTTTGATTTTTTAAAAACTCCAATATCTGCATTTTATGGTTGCATGAGAATACCAGAATCATCTCCTACTACTCAAACACTTTTTAGAATTGAAAAAGAAAATACCAATAGTTATTTTACAATAGAGTTAATTAACAATCAAATATCATACTCTATAAATTATGACGGAATTTTAGAAACAATATACTCTCCAACTGTCGCAGAGCCTGGAGAGTTAATTGATGTTGGATTAAATATTCCAGCATTTGTTTCCAGGTTTGGAAATCCAGCATCAGAATTCTTTGGATCTTTGTCAGATTTAAGATTATACGTTGGTGGCAAAAAAGACGAAACTTCTACATTTACGGGTAAAATTTACAAGATTGGCTTTTGTACAAAATACAATTTTCAAAAAATCAGAGGGCTGTTTAATGAAATAGGTGTACCAGTCTGGAACGAAGACCTATTCGCTGTATATCAAAATAATCAATTGATTAATATCGATGGCGGAATAGACACAACATCAATGCCACCTCACGGAGGAACAACAGATACAGCAAACGGGGCTATATCTGGTGGTGGTGTTTTTATATCTGATGAAGATTTTCTTATGGACCATGTAGCAAGTTATACTCTTTTGCCAGATGAAGTTTTTGACACATATAGTTTAACAGTGTCTGCAAACGCATATTGGGAAGATCAAATTCCTTTAACATATTTTGCTGAATCGGTTTTAGATAAAAGAGGAGATCAGTATTTTGACCTTGATTTTATACAGTTTAATATTGACTATCCTATACCATCAAAAACAATTGCAATAGAAACTGATCCAGTTGAATGGACATATGCAGACCTTGCAAACGAGTATGGACTACCAATTCAAAGAACGTATGAGTCACTTGACAATTATCTGTTTACTGGCTATAACGATTACGAAGATCTTAAAAATAAAATAGCAAAAGATTATAGATATGACACAGATGGGGCAATCGTAAAAACTTATGTTACTTTTCAATATACAGAGTTAGGTGCAAATCAAACTCCATTCTATTTTACAAAAACAGAAAGACCTTCTAGAAATGGAATCCTAATTCCTGGATCAGACTGGATGACAACAAAATATGAGGTTGTCGACAATATGATAATTTATCCACCAGTAGGTGTAGATTTTAATGATCTTTCTATTGTGACTCATATTGATATAAATGTTAAAAACTCAGAAACTCACAATGTTAGCATTAAAAAACTTTCTTATGCATCGCAAGCATTAAACGAATCAGATGCAAGCCCAGTAGGAACTAGGTTTGGAACACCTATATATCCATATACCAAAACTGGAATTTATTATAACTTTAAAAAGAATAATCCATTTTCTATATATACTGGATCATCTCCATATTTGTATCTTACAAAAACAAGTGGTATTCAAGTAAAGGGACGGTACGATCCTATTGTTAATCGTGGGCTGTCTATTCCAATGAACACAAGCAGAGCAAATAACTTTAAAGTAATAGCAATGCAAATGGCTGTTAGATTTGATGGGGACTACTTCCCATACGCACCAACTCAAATATTTGAGGTAGAAAGCAAAGGATCGTACATAAAGTTTTATATGGTTGCAAATGATCCAAGTGGACGAAGAGCAAAAATATATGCAATTGATGCAAAAACTGGTTTGATTCAAGATGGCATTGGGTTTTACTGGAACGGAAAGATTGTAAAAGAGCCAGTGCTAACTCTTCAAGAGTGGGGATTTTTAGGTATTAATTTTGCAGACAGTCTTAATTTTTCATTTTTTGAAGGGGCAACAAGGCTAACTGGCCCACTACTCTTTAATAGCATTTCTTACTACCAGTCAACTAATCTTCAAGAAGTTCAGAACATATCAGAAAGACCGTGGTTTAGAGTAAAGGTTTTGTCTGGTTTAGGACTAGACTGGGAGTTCTGGAATATTGGATCTTTCAACTGGAACAAAGTTCTTGTTTTAGCGGAAACTAGTTATTATGGAGTAAATCCGTCAGAGGTATACAAGAGTTATACTGGAACAAACAAGTTAATTGTGGGAGACAACTCCCCATTGACAGTTAGAGATTATGCGTACTCTATGTATAATGACATATCCTGGAACAAATTTACAGTTGATCCAGTTTGATATGGTATACTTGTGGATATGGATTCATTAATAGACCCAAAAACTGGTCAACCAATTGTCAAAAATGTAAGGCGCAGAGTCATTGAGAAAGACTATGACTGGGGCCTATACATTTATAAAAAAGCCAACGGAAGATATTTCTCAGATGGGCACGGCTCTGTTTTAAACATTCCTTCTATGCGAGGGGACATTGCAAAAATTTCAGAATTAAAACAAGCAGCAATACACTATGGAGATCCAGGAAATGGAACTGTAGAATTTATTGCTGGTTCATCTCGTGTATCTGAAGAAGAGTATAGCGAGCAGGTAGACAGAATGAAGTCTGGTTTGCTTCCTAATCTAAATGATCTTGGAGCAGTTCAAGCAGCAAAAGATACAATAGCATTGTATGGAGACGAGGAGTAGTCATGGAAGATAACGAGATTGTTATTGGAGCAAGCATTGATCGTGCAATTAGTAAAGACGATCCATTTTTAAACTCAGATCCTTTTAAGGGTAATTGGGAAATACTAAAAACTCTAGACGGCTTGGACTCAAACTTTAAAAGACGCATAAGCAGATCTTCAACAAAAATGGTTGAACCAACAACGCAATACACAACCGCAGCATTGGCTGGAAAAAGCGGTATTGATGGAGCACAATCAAAAGAGATAAACCCAGGGCTCGTATATGTAAACGGCTACGGAATGTTTGATGTTATTACACCACCATGGAATTTATATGAATTAGCAAACTACTACGATACATCTTTTGCAAACCACGCAGCAATTGATGCAAAGGTAGAAAACATTGTTGGGCTTGGATATGAGTTTCATGTTTCTCAGAGAACAATGCTTCGCCTAGAGGCTTCAGAAGACAATAGTGCTACACAGAAGGCAAGAAAAAGAATTGAAAGAACAAAGATTGAAGCAAGAGAATGGCTAGAGTCACTTAATGACGACGACTCTTTTACAGCAACAATGGAAAAGGTTTATACCGATCTTCAGTCAACTGGAAATGGTTATCTAGAAATTGGAAGAACAACTCGTGGAGAGATTGGATACGTTGGACATATACCAGCAACCACAATGAGAGTTCGTAGAATTAAAGATGGCTATGTTCAAATTATTGGAAACAAGATTGTTTACTTCCGTAACTTTGGAGCAAAGAATCCAAACCCACTAACAACAGATGCTAGACCAAACGAGATTATTCACTTTAAGCAATACTCTCCTCTTAATACCTTCTACGGAGTGCCAGACATTATGTCGGCAATCAACTCATTGCACGGAGACTCACTTGCTTCACAATACAATATTGATTACTTTGCAAACAAGGCAGTACCACGTTATGTTGTAACGTTAAAGGGTGCAAAACTTTCTGGAGATGCAGAAGACAAGATGTTCCGATTCTTACAGACAAATCTCAGAGGGCAGTCACACAGAACGCTATATATTCCACTTCCAGGTGATAGTGAAAACAACAAGGTTGAATTTAAGATGGAACCTATCGAAGACGGTATACAGGATGGCTCATTTAAAGAGTATCGTAAACAAAACCGTGATGACATATTGGTAGCACACCAAGTTCCACTTTCTAAATTAGGTGGGGGCGATTCTGGATCTATTGCAGCAGCACTTGCACAGGATCGCACCTTTAAAGAGCAGGTTGCTAGACCTGCCCAAAGACAACTAGAAAAAATGATCAACAAAATTATTCGTGAGAAGACTGACATTGTTGAGTTTGTATTTAATGAACTAACTCTTACTGATGAAATTGCACAATCTCAAATCCTTGAGAGGTATGTAAAGAATCAGATCATGACTCCTAACGAGGCACGAGTTGCTCTTGATATGCCACAGCGAGAAGGTGGGGACGAGGTCCTACAACTTAAGCCAGAGGCTGCAGCAGAAGCAAATACGACAAGGGCCAGGGATTCAGAAAGAACAAACAATAACTCTGACAGTTCCTCTACCGTTGCTGGACGAAATCCAAAGGGCGAAGGAAGAAAAACTCCCTAATGTCCGATATGTCCAGAATGTGATACTTGTATAAAATGGAAGGTATAATATAGTGGTGAGCAATATATCTAAAGCCCATTGGAATTCAGATGGGGAAAATCTTCGTCTATCAATGCCTTTTAGTAAGGTCGACAAAGAACGACGTATCGTCTCAGGTTTTGCATCATTAGACAACCTAGATAAGCAGATGGATATCGTAACAGCAGAAGCATCTATGAACGCTTTTGCAAAGTTTCGTGGGAACATTAGAGAAATGCATCAGCCATTAGCAGTAGGCAAGATGGTAAACTTTAAAGAAGATAAGTATTTTGATCCAGATTCAAAGAAATTTTATAGAGGTGTTTTTGTGTCAGCCTACGTCTCAAAGGGTGCACAAGATACTTGGGAAAAAGTTCTAGATGGAACACTAACAGGTTTTTCTATTGGTGGACGCATGAACAAGTGGGATGACGGATTTGATGAAAAGTCAGACTCACAAATTAGAATTATTAAAGACTACGACCTAATAGAGTTAAGCCTTGTAGATTCACCAGCAAATCAATTTGCCAATATAGTATCGGTTGAAAAAGTTGATGGTGTAGATATCATAAAGGGTGACTTAACAGTTTTAGAAAATGTTTTTTACGACAAGGAAAACGGTATTGTAATATCATCTGAGAACGAATCAGAACTCAGCCCAGTCAGTGGAGAACAAATGGAAAATATAGGGTTCGTTGAAAAAACGGATAACGAAAAAACAGTAATGATAAAATTCTTAGTTGATAGTGCTAAAGGCATTAATACTTCTAAGATTAACAAGGAGGTACAACCTATGACAAAATCAAAAACACAAGTTGAAAAGACAGATGTAGTTGAAGATGTTGTGGTCGCTCCAGAGGCAGATGCATCAGTTGCAGAAGTTACTGAACAAGTTGCTAAGGCAGAAGAGGTTGAGGCAACAGAAGTTGCTAAGACCGACGAAGTTGTAGCAGAAGAGATTACTAAAGCAGAAGATGCTGAAGCAGTCGAAACAGTAGTTGAAGCAGTTGTAGAAGTATCTAAGTCAGAAGAGGTAGTTGCAGAAGCAGTTACCGAAATGAAAAATACTCTAGAATCAGCCTTTAGCGATCTAGTGTCAACAGTAAAGGCTTTGCAAGCAGAAGTAGAACTTCTTAAGTCTTCAAAGGTTGATGTTGATACAGTTAAGGATTCATTTGCAGCAGTTGCAAAAGATATTGCAGCAGTATCAAGTGAATTTAATGAATTTGGAAAACGAGTAGACGCTGTGGAAGCAGACACCGCATTCCGAAAGTCTGGAGATATCGGCGATATCTTTCAGAATCAACCTGAAACGGTTGAAAAATCCCTATGGGGCGGTAGTTTCCTCAAAACAGCCGATCTATTCAAATGAACAAATCACTAGGAGGTGACAATATGTCAGAAGAAATAATCAAAAACCAGCCAGGCGCTGCAGGAGATCTAGGTGGAACAGCACCAGGACTTTATCAGGGCCAAGGTGCTTTCGCATCAGGTGGTATTGGTGGAGTAGAAAACCCAGGTGCAAATACACTTGGAAACATTCCAACAGCAACACTTGGATCAACAAGCGGAGCAAATGCTGTTAACCCTAGTGGTTCAGCGGCTTCTGGAATTTTGCGCCCCGAGCAGGCACGTCGTTTTATCGACTATGTTTGGGACGCTACAGTGTTAGCAAAGGATGGCCGTCGTGTAACAATGAAGGCTAATTCAATGGAACTTGAGAAGGTAAACGTCGGTGAGCGTGTAATTCGTGCAGCAGCGCAAGCAGTTGGTACATACACAAACACAGGTGCAACATTCTCTAAGGTCGAACTTACTACCAAGAAGATTCGTCTTGATTGGGAAGTAACAGCAGAATCATTGGAAGATGGTGTAGAAGGTGACGCTCTAGAAGATCACTTAGTACGCTTGATGACCAACGCATTCGCAAACGATATCGAAGATCTCGCTATCAACGGTGATGGTTCAACAGGAGCATTCTTGTCAATCATGCCAGGCTTTATTAAGAAGACCAAAGATGGTGGAGCACATGAGTCAGTAGTGACCGTAGCAGATAATGCTTGGACACCTGATGTAATGCAGGGCATCATCAATGCAATGCCACGTAAGTACCGTGCACTTAAGAACAATCTTAAGTTCTACGCAGGTACAGACGTATTCGGTGGAATCGTTAAGAATAACGGTACACTTGCTGATGCAGTTGCTGAAGCGTTTGCTGGACAAATTCCAGGAAGCACTCAAGCAAACCGTCAGTCATACCTTGATGGTATCGGACAGACATTCGGTGGAGCACGTACAACTCGTGTTCTCGGAATCGAAGTTCAGGAAGTTCCTTACTACCCAGCAGGCTATGTCGACTTGACATTCCCAGCAAACCGTGTATGGGGATTCCAAAGAGACATCACTGTAAACCG